AAGTCCCCCTCCGAGGGGACGTGCCCTGAGTGGTGGAACATGAGGTCGTGTTCCTCTAGGAAGTCAGGCAGCCACTCCCTCAGGGTTTCAACGTCGCCGCTCCTATACCCCAAAGCCCCAACCCACCCAAGGACCGGTTTCGTTTGTTTCGTTTGGCGGCGAGTGAACTGATTGGGGTACACCGAGTTCCTGACCATGCGAATGTTCGGATTCCACTCACCGTAGAAGTTGAGTAGTTCCGGCGTAGACACCACGACTGCATCAACACTACGTATAATCTGTTCATAAATGTCTCTATTGCGTACCTTGTTCACCGCTGGATCAGTCTTCTCATACGCAGAGTTGCTTGGGTGCAGCCCGTGGTAGAAGTCATCCACGTCCACGATGATCTTCTGACCAAGCGACTGCGCGACTTCGATCTGGTGCGGTAGCCAGCGATCCATCAACTGCTTCAACACGATCACGTTGTACCCGAAGGTGGCTTTGCCGTTGCCTTCGCTGACCCCGAACCCATACTGTGAGGTCCATGCCGGTTTACCCATCGCCGCATCGAACCGTGATGCGTGCATCGGCAGGAAGCAGCGGTAGTACGTGCAGCCCCCAGGGATCAGAGCCTCGCCAGGGAGGTTCGTCCACTCCCCAGAGAGGTAAGCGACTCTAGTCGTCTTCGCTGTCGGCATCAACAGCCAGCCACGTATTAGTCTCCAGCATCGCTTCCAGCGACTCTTTCCACAACGTACCCACGCGCTTAATCAAATCATCTGCTACGTCTGGATTCCATGATGCGCCCTCAGCGGTGAGAGTCACCGTCAGATCACCGTATTGCAGTTTCGCTATGAGACTGCGGTTATTTGCCGCCATCGTACCTCGCTAAAGAGTCGTGCATCAGGAAGTAAGCCACGCCATCCACGGCGTTGTCCCTAGCATACCCAGCCTTCGACCGGCTGATCTTCAACAGGACCATCATCAGCGACACGTCCATAGCGTCGATTTCTTTACCGAGGTAGCCGCTCCACATGGCAGCGATACGGGATAGGTTATCGTCGTAGGAGCCGTACTTGTCCTGCCGGTCACCACCGATCAGGTTGATTGCGTCCACCGCGACGGTGGGGTCCACGCTAAGCATCGAGCCAGACCTGGTATTGGGCGGTGACTCGTCCTTTTTCGGGGTTGATGAAGTGGAGTCTTTGGGAGGGAACTGCCGACGATGCCAACCCAACGGAGGCGTAACGGTTGTCCGACTCTGTGCTTCCTGTTCCATAGATCGCTCCTGCTCCGTCAGCGAGGCTCGCTTGGTAATGGGTGTGATAGTGCCCAACGTACACGTCCCTGAACTCCCACGGGTAGGAACCTGAGCGCCAGCGGTTGACGTGGTTGGTGATGGTATTAGTTGACGCGAAACCATTTCGTCCAATCTCATCGCCGTGGATGAGGAGCGCCCGGTATGCACCAACTTCGACCCTCTGTATATCTTCACCCGAGTCCTCCCAATGCAGGTTTTTAACGCCGCTCGCCATCAGTATTTGACGGGCCAACTCGTACGTCATCCGGTCCGCGTTGTCGCTCTTCGGTACAGCGTCACGCTTGGACCCTAGGCGTCCGTGGTTGCCCCACTCGGACACTACTGTGACTTTGGGGTAGATGGTGAAGGCACGCTCAACCACGTTAACTATCAGATTAGCGACGGTCACGAACTGCTCAAACAAAGTCGCATCTATCTCATAAGGCTGTGTCGGGAAGTTAAACAGCCCCTCAATCATGTCCCCACCCAGCAGAATATGAACCTCATCCACCGGATGATCCTTCCGCTGAATCTCCGTGATCCGCTTAGCCTTATCCACAAACCTGTGGACGCGCCTGTGCATAACCTCCGTGTTATAGGACGGCGTTAACTTCGCCCCCTGCCAATCCGTCAGATGCCACAAAGCGGCCTCAGAACGGCCCTTAGACCGACTCTTAGCCTTCGCTGGTAGTTTCGGGCGGGGCTGGCTCAAAACGGCGTCACGGGCCGCCTCAATCGTCGCCTCCACCAGATGATCCGTCTTAGTCTTAGCCCGCAACAAAGACCGCTGAGTCCGCACCAGAGCAGCCCTCAGGTCATCGACCTCCTGCTGCCGCTGCTGCTCCTCCTCCGACAACGCCTTCTCCAGGCTCATTGTTTGCACTCCTTACGGCGATGCCGACCCACCGTAGTATCAGCGATCTTGTAACCCTCAGCCCTCAACACCTTAGCCAAACCAGCGTTACTGAACTTCGGATCATCAAGCGCATCCTGCAAAGCCTTAGCCTCACCCTTTGGCAGCGACCGCAGCAACTCACACGTGCGACACGCCCCACCAATACGAGCAGGTTTATAGTCAGCGATCCGTTGAGAAAGACTCATACCACTCCCGTCACGACATCAGCGAACGGGTAAGAGACTACTTCATCCAGCGGTCAATCTCCGAATGGTCATACACAATATCGATCTTCCGCGTCGTCCAATCCTTATGACGAGGACGGCGAACCCTTGCTCGGCGCTTCTCCTTAGGCCAGCGAGCAGCCTCGCCAACAGCCTCCTGAAGACCCTTCAACGCAGCGATCTGAGCCCTAGTGAAATCCTTCTTTCGGCCCTTCGAGACGATCTCCACGCCCATCATGTACCGATTGCCCTGATTGTCCCGACAGCCCAGAATGTCCCAAGGTCGCTTTCCCTTAAACGATCCCACCCCAGCGTGCCAGATCGGGTTCGAAGCGTGTACCCACACAGTTCCATCCCGGTCCAACGTAAAGTTGCAGGCCGGAACCCGATAGTGGCGCTGCACAAAGTTCACAATCCCCATGTTCGCACCCGGCCTATTACCTGGCGCGCTTGCCAAAGTTGATTCAGTCGCTGCCCCCGCCGTGTGATGCAACATCAAAGCAACAGGCAGATTGTTGGCTCCCAGCCAAGAACCCGTGTAATTCTTCTTCCACCCCCGGAAATACTTGACCTTCCCGCCAGGGATATTCGCTTTCAGCGACTTACGTAACCGGCGAGCGAAACTCACTTCGACTCCTTCAACCACACACCCATAATGTCCTTCACCGCATCAAGTTCACCCTTCATCTCCCGCTGCTCAAACGCAATCTGATTGATCTTGTCCGTCAGCGAGGAGCCACCATTAGGGAACAACTGATGCTCAATCCGATCCAAACGATCAGACACCGTGCGACCCTTAGTATCCAACCCCAAAGCGTCATCAATCCTTTTCGCAACCCGATACACCTTGTAGAGCGCCCCGAAGATGACGAGGAGCGAGCCGACTACAGCGCCGACAGTTATAGCGATTTCCCACGGAGCCATTACAACTCCTCAGGAACATCACCAGATTCCACAGGGGACAGGTGGGTAAGCGCCAAGGTGGGAGCGAGGAACGAACCGATCAACGCTATCCACAGCGGGGCAGCGTCCTCGGTCACGACACCGTAAGCAACCAGCAACGGAACCACAGTCAGAGCGATCCCGTACAGCCACTTACGGCCCTCACGGGACAGCAACTTGTCGAACATTACTCAGTCTCCTCCGGAGCCTCAGGAGCAACGAACTCGTCCAGAGCCTCGTCGTACTTGTAACCAATACCAGCGTAACGACCACGGAAGTTACCGTTGTACGACGTTAGTTTCCACACACCGTCCAGACCCAACTTGTGCTGGAAAGCGTTCGCTGCTGCCTCCACCTCAGGGGTGAAAGCACCATCATCAGGGAGGTCGCTGTTGTTCAGGACATGAACTTCCCGAACGATGCCGTCCTCGTCAATACGTGCTACGTGAGCCATTTTTGTTTACCTTTCTTATGCTGTTCGGATTCTTACGATTACGATGCCGCTGCCGCCAGCGCCGCCGGTTAGGTATCCTGCGCCGCCACCGCCGCCTGTGTTAGCGGTTCCTGATACGCCGGGACTACCCGCCGCACCGCCACCGCCTGCGCCGCCTGCGCCAGACGATCCAGCGTCACGACGCCCACCGCCGCCGCCTGCGTAATCTGTTGCGGAGCCGGTGATGCTAGAACTAATACCTGCGCCACCAGCGCCGCCTACCGACCCTGTCCCATTCGATCCGGCTGCACCCGCACCGCCACCACCGCCGCCGCCTTCGGTGGTGACCGTGGTAGTGCCAGCGGCGCTGCCTCCCGCGTTTCCTTGCTGGCTAATTGACGGAGTAGACGTATTAGCGCCGCTGGTATTGGATCCGCCGCCGCCGCTGGCGCCATAACGGTATGCAGTTTGTATCCCGCTAGGCGCACCGCCAACAGCGCAAATGGCGTCACCGATAGATGACGCAACGCCCGGACTTGCATTGTTATTCGCGCCGGAAGCACCACCGCCGCCAACGGTGATTGTGTAAGTGGCAGCAGACAAATACACCTGTGTTTGCGTCTTATTGTAAACGCCGCCTGCACCGCCACCGCCGTGATTGCGGGTGTTGTCCGTCGTGTATCCGCCGCCACCCCCGCCGCCGACCACCAGCACATCAGCGAAACCAGCACGAACCACATCCAACGACCCATTACCCGTAAACGAATAATAAGAATACGTCGCTGCACCAGAAGTATAAGAACCCGTCGCAGTATTCGACACGACCGCTCCACCAGCAGCAACACTCACGGGGCGAGCAACACGAACGACGACGATGCCCGAACCGCCATTGCCGCCGAGTGCGGTGCCGCCACCGCCGCCTCCACCGCCGCCGCCCTTGTTCGCTGTGCCTGCGGTGCCGGTCGTGCTTGCCGAGCCTGCCCCACCACCGTCGGTGGCCGTGCCAGCAGTGCCGCCAACCGAGCCGCCGCCGCCGCCGCCTCCCAGTGCGTAGTTACCTGCCACGTACGACCCGGTTGGCGTAGTTCCCGCAATGCTCGTGTTCACGCCTGCGCCGCCGTTGCCGCCTACAGTTGACGACCCGTTGAGGCCAATGGCGCTGGCGCCGCCGCCACCGCCTGAGCCCGCTACGCCTGCAGTGCCTGCGCTGCTGCCGCCGTCGAATCCGATTGGATTGATGCCGAGGCCGATGCCTCCGCCGTTCTTCCCGCCGCCGCCGCTGCCTCCGTTGCCACCCGCATGTCCTGCCGCCGCACCGCCGCCGCCACCGGGCGCGTAGTAGTCAGAGATTCTCGTCGTGTTGCCGTTGTTCCCTGCGGTAGCCATTGCGGTGCCGCCAGCACCGATGGTGATTGTCAATGTCCCGACGGGTAGATAAGCGTTGGTGACTTGCACGACTCCACCGGCACCGCCGCCGCCGCCGTTGGCATTTGAGCCGCCCCCGCCGCCGCCGACAAGCAGAACATCCGCATAACCCGCCGTCACAACATCCAGCG